GCATAAGGATGCGAACGTTCTCACCGCCGTTTACACCACTTGCGAACGTTCTCAAAAACGTTTAAACTCTACGTATGAGCAAACAGAAGGTACTGGAATTCATCAAGAGCCACATCAGAAGTCATGGTGTGTCTCCTAGCTATGAGGTGATAGCAAAGGGAGTTGGAATGTCTTCCAAGTCCAACATCCACCGAATTGTTCACCGGCTGCGGGATGAAGGTCTCCTAGACCTGAAGCCCTACAAGTTCCATTCAATAAGACTTGTAGACAGGTCAGTGCAGGAGATTTCCCGTCTATGACTCTTCTGACCCATAAGGAAGTGCAAGACTACCTGAGCATCGTGGACAAAGTCCCTGCTGCGGAGAGGATGAAAATCACTGCCCTGTTGGAGATGGATAGGGTAGAGAGATGTAAGGAGTCTTTCTTGCCCTTTGTAAAGGAGATGTGGCCTATCTTCATATCTGGTAAGCATCACCAAATCATGGCAGATGCCTTTGAGAGAGTTGCCAGAGGAGAACTGAAGAGACTCATCATCAATATGCCGCCCCGGCATACCAAATCAGAGTTCGCATCGTTCCTTCTACCGTCTTGGTTCTTGGGTAAGTTCCCCGAGAAGAAGGTCATTCAGACTGCTCACACCGCAGAACTATCGACGGGGTTTGGACGTAAGGTACGGAATCTGGTCTCGTCTGACACGTACCAGAAGGTGTTCCAAACCAAGCTGTCCAGTGACTCAAAAGCAGCAGGAAGATGGAACACCGACAAAGGTGGTGACTATTTCGCTATTGGTGTAGGTGGTGCAGTGACGGGTAAGGGTGCTGACCTTCTCATCATTGATGACCCCCATTCAGAGCAGGAAGCAAAGCAGAACAATCCTGCGGTGTTTGACCAAGTCTATGAGTGGTACACCTCCGGGCCTAGGCAGCGTTTACAGCCTAACGGGGCAATCATTATTGTTATGACCCGCTGGGCTAAGAGAGACCTGACCGGGCAGATTCTGAAGAAGTCCGGCGGAGATGGGGTAGATGATTGGGAGGTGATTGAGTTCCCTGCAATCCTTCCGTCTGGAACCCCCCTATGGCCTGCCTTCTGGTCTAAGAAGGAATTGGAGGCTATCAAGGCTGAGATTCCCGTAGCCAAGTGGGAAGCGCAGTACCAACAGAACCCGACGGGTAATGAGGGTGCAATTATCAAGCGCGACCAGTGGAAGATTTGGGAGAGTGAACGTCTCCCTCCTTGTGACTACATCATCCAGTCTTGGGACACAGCCTTTGAGAAGAACAACCGGGCGGACTACTCTGCATGTACGACTTGGGGAGTATTTGACTACCCGGACACAAACGGTAAAGACCAGACAAACATCATCCTGCTTGATGCGTTTAAACGCAGGATGGAGTTCCCTGAACTGAAAAAGCTTGCCCTTGAGCTTTACAAACAGTGGGAACCAGACACCCTGATTATTGAGAAGAGAGCCGCCGGGGCTCCTCTTATTTACGAACTCCGCAAGATTGGAGTGCCTCTGTCTGAGTACACCCCAAGCAAGGGCAACGACAAAATTAGCCGTGTAAACTCTATTGCAGACCTGTTTGCCTCTGGGATTGTCTGGTGTACCGGCTCTCGTGATGCAGACGAGGTTATGGAGGAAATGGCAGCATTTCCAAATGGCGATAACGATGACTTGGTGGACTCAAGCAGCCAAGCTTTGATGAGGTTTCGCCAAGGTGGATTTATCCAGATTGCTTCCGACGAACAGGATGATGAGCCCATCTTCCGTCGCAAGTATGAATATTACTAAGGACGTATATGGCTACCAATGTAGATAAGGGTTTGTACCAAGCACCGATGGGCATAGAACAATTGGCCCAAGATGAGGAGCCCATTGAGATTGAGATTGTTGACCCCGAGGAAGTGAATATTCATATGGGGGACTTAGACATCTCCATCATCCCCGGTGAGGATGAAGACGAGTTTGGTCAAAACCTTGCAGAACTTATAGACGACGGTGACCTTCAGTCTATTGCCAGTGACCTATCAGAGGACATCGACAACGACCGGAACAGCCGCAAGGACTGGGAGAAGGCCTACACCGATGGTTTAAAGCTTCTGGGCCTTCAGTTTGAAGAGCGAACAGAGCCGTGGCAAGGAGCCTCTGGGGTGTTCCATCCCATGATTACCGAGGCAGTTGTAAGGTTCCAGTCAGAGACCATCACAGAGATGTTCCCAGCCCAAGGGCCTGTACGTACAAAGATTATTGGTAAGGAAACTCCTGAGAAGAAAGAGGCAGCAGTTCGTGTAGAGGAAGACATGAACTATGAACTCACTGAAGTGATGCGTGAGTTCCGCCCTGAGCATGAGCGGATGCTGTGGAGTCTTCCTGCAACAGGTTCTGCGTTCAAGAAGGTCTACTACGACCCCAATCTGGGACGGCAGGTCTCCATGTTTGTCCCCGCAGAGGACATCATCCTCCCCTATGGAACGACCGACCTAGACACCTGCTACCGGTTAACGCATGTCATGCGTAAGACCAAGAACGAGATTCTTAAATTGCAGGAAAGCGGTTTCTACCGGGATGTGGAGTTGGGTGAGCCGGACAAGAACAAGAGCGACATCCAACAAGCCAAAGACAAAGAGACCGGCTTTAGTGATTTAAACGATGACCGCTACACCCTCTACGAGGTTCACGCAGACCTAGACATCCCCGGATATGAGGACACCAACTCCGACGGGGAAGAGACAGAGATTGGACTTCCCTATGTCATCACCTTCATCAAGGGGACAAACGATGTTTTGGCTATCCGCCGCAACTGGGAACCGGACGACGAACTGCGTTTAAAGCGCCAACACTTCGTCCATTACCAATACATCCCCGGATTCGGAGCTTACGGATTTGGTCTGTTCCACCTCATCGGTGGATTCGCCAAGTCAGCCACCAGCATCATGCGTCAGCTTATCGATGCAGGAACTCTGTCCAACCTTCCGGGCGGATTAAAGTCCCGTGGACTGCGTATCAAGGGAGACGACACTCCCATCCAGCCGGGAGAGTTCCGCGATGTGGATATTGGCTCTGGCGCTTTGCGAGACAACATCCTGCCTCTTCCTTACAAAGAACCTAGTCAAGTCCTCGCAGCCCTATTGGGAACCATCGTTGATGAGGGCCGCCGCTTCGCAGCTACAGCAGACCTCAAGGTTAGCGACATGTCCGGTCAATCGCCGGTCGGTACAACTCTGGCAATTCTGGAGCGTCAACTGAAGGTGATGACGGCAGTACAAGCCCGCCTTCATTACACGTTTAAACAGGAACTGGGCCTCCTCGCTGAAATCATTGCAGACTACACAGACCCCAACTACGACTACGACCCTGACACATCTAATCGCAGTGCCAAGAAGGCTGACTACGAGTACGTGGAAATCATTCCCGTAAGCGACCCTAACGCAGCAACAATGAGTCAAAGGGTAGTTCAGTATCAAGCTGTGATTCAGATGGCGCAGATGGCTCCTGACATCTATGACATGCCACAGCTTCACCGCCGGATGTTAGAGGTATTGGGGATTAAGAACGCAGAGAAACTGGTCAAACTGCCGGACGACCAAAAACCCCGTGACCCCGTTACGGAGAATATGTCTGTCCTAAAAGGAGAGCCCGTCAAGGCATTCCTGAATCAAGACCACCAATCACATATTGCAGTTCATATGGCTATGCTGCAAGACCCGATGATTATGGCAACCATTGGACAGAATCCCCGTGCTCCTGCAATCCAAGCAGCCATGATGGCTCACCTTGCAGAACATGCTGGATATCAGTACCGCAAGCAGATTGAAGCCCAACTGGGACTGACTCTACCTCCAGAGGATGAAGACCTGCCACCGCAGATTGAACAGGCTCTGTCTGAAATGATGGCTAGGGCTGCTCAACAAGCCTTACAGCTAAACCAACAGCAAGCCCAACAACAACAGGCTCAACAGCAGGCTCAAGACCCGATGGTGATGATGCAGCAGCAAGAGCTTGCCTTGAAACAAGGTGGTCTGCAACTGGAAGCTCAGAAGGTTCAGCAAGACTTTGCAATCGAGCAGGCAAAGCTTGAACTGGAGAAACAAAAAATGGTTCTGGAAGCCTCTGCAAAAGCA